ACCCGTCAAAACCACCACTACCTTCACTTGTACTTAAAGTGATTGAATAGAAAGCATTATTAAATTCTTCTTTTTTCTTTTCTAAAAGTTCAGTAATTGTTTCACATTTAGAAATAACTTCAGCTAATTCTTTTTCTTTATTTTTTTTATTTTGAATTGTTTTTGGGTCAACATTTGGAGCCGCTAATGTTTTAGCCATAGCGTCACAATCAAATTTAAATAAATAACTAAAATCAATATTTAATGAACAATTATTATCATTTTTTTCAATATTAAATAAAGCACCATCATCACCAACTGGGTTTAACGCTATTTTATATGTATTAACAACTTCATTACATTCTTTATCACTTATAGGTTTCCAACGACAAGTTTGTTTATCATTATCCCAAACAAATTTAACTGTATTTAAATCAATATCTGAAAATAAACCAAATGTTTGTTTTGCCCTAGTGACCACAAAAGACATTCTATTTTCACAACAATAGCTACCAAAATTAAATTCTTTATAACTATTATCTGTCCTACTATACACATCTTTTAAAAACATTGATATTGAACCATCACTGTTAAAAAATAGTGTTTCTTGGGTTGGTACATAACCATCATACGTACCATATGTTTCATAATAAATCTCTTTATTAGTATCAACTTGTCCACCCATCTGTTTAAACAAGTAATCACCATAAGCTCTACATGTTGTTTGAAAATCTTCTAAATCGAAAAAATAACTCATTTTTTTCTATATTTGTTTATTAATTTTATTCATATAATCATTTTGTGTATGTTTCTATTTCTTCACAACAACCAATACTACCTCTATCATTTGGTCTAAATGAACCTATTCTTCTAGCTTCAAATAACTTAACAAAATAAGACCCAAAACCATTAGATTGATAATCGGCTAAACCAGCACTAGTTATTCTACAACCAAAACCAATTTCACCACTAAAAGGGTCAGTAATATTAGCAACTTTAGTTGTATAACCTTTACTAGTAGGACAGTTGGAACCATCTACTGTTGTCACAACAAAATTACCATAACCATGTTGTCTTCTAAATTTTAAAAAATAATTATTAGAACCAGCTGGTATTTCAATTGGTTCAACTAACGAAACTTCACTATTTTCTGACCTATCTGACCTATCAATTAATGACCAATCACACGCAACATTACAACCACAAGTTAAAGAACTTAAATTATTTGTTTTACAACATACATAACCAGAAGTACCCATATCTGTTGAATTACCGTCAATATTAATACCAGTATCGTAAAGACCATCATATAAAGCTGGTTGTCCACCAATAGTTTTACAACATTCTTTACTAAAATACACACTACTTTTTGTACCAACTTTAACATCCTTTGAATCAAAGATATTAAACTCACCAACAAAAAATGGTTTATCATATGGTATTTGTTCTCCAATGTATGGTGAATAATATGTTGTAGGATTAATTGTTTTAACTAAATTATTACATATTGGTTTAGGTACTTTATTTTCACCCAAACAAATACTTAAAATTTCATCATCACCTTCTGTTGGACATCCACAATCTGTTTTAGGTATAGTAGGCATAGGGTCAGCTATAATTTCAGCTTTATAAACAACACATTGACTAATATCTTGATTATCTAAATTTAAAACATCAACATAAACATCACCATTATAACTAGTTATATCCCCTTGAGAATAATTTAAAAATAAGTTATCTTTAGTTGTTTGAAAATTACCTATTTCTACAGTAGTAGCTGAAAAATTAGGTATGATTCTTCTAAATTGATTAATATAAGCACTACCACCATCATAAGGTCCCACATGTGGGTTATTACCATATAATAAATCTATTGTTGCACCACTACCACCAGTTTCTCTAAACCATAATCCATTACCTTGAAAATACAAATTTTCAGAATCAGCTAAAGGTTTAGGATACCCATCAAAATCAACTGGATATAAAGACATATCATCATCTAAACCATTTGTTTCTAAAATACGTCTAAAAATTTCCATATCTATTGGTGCTTTTGCTCTATAAACATATTCATTAAAAGTTATTAATCCTTTAGGGATACTCATAAAATTTAATAAAAACTCAATCGATTTTCTAGCACCTTTAGATTTCCATAACCATGGTGTATTTAAAATAATTCTTCTCCAAAGTTCTAAATCTTTTTCAACTGGTGTTAAACCAACAGAAACCCCAGAAAATGTTGAATCGGAATTTTCTGTATAGTTATTTAATAGATTACCACTTTTAATAATATTAACTAAATCCCAACCTAATATTCTGGCTAAATCTTTTAAATATTTATCTGGTACATTGTCTTGTTTATCATAAGAAACTGAATGAGCTAATGAAACACCTTCTATAAATTGGTTAATATCGTCAAATGACCTACCATATATGTTAAGCGTTTTATTAACTTTTTGTCCAGTTGTTGTATCTTGATGACGTTCATCTAAAAACACTGGAACAGTATCAAATGATGAAATTGATTCAGACACCAAAAATCTAGTCATTAAATTTGTTTCGTTTGAATCGTAATTGGTACAAATATTTAATAACTGAGTTGCATAACTTTCATAAGCATATGCATCAAAATCTATATTATACCCATCAGAAACTGGCCATGTAATCGTTTCATCTACATATGATATTTCACCAGACCCATCTCTAACTGGGTAAGTAAAAGATGTTGTATATAATGGAATTACGTTTCTATTAAGAAGATATTTACTTAAACCATTTAATGAATTAAAAAATGTATTAATTATACTTTTATTTGGTCTAATATGATAATTTACTTTACCACTAGCACTAGTACCAGTAAATGGTTGACCTTTGACTTTAAGATATATGTAATCGTTGAACTCTGACGTTGAACCAGTAAACTCAATTAATTGATATTCTGTATTGTTATTAAACAACACATAAGATAAATAATTTACCGTTATATTTCTTAAATCATTACTTTCATTAAAAGTATCAGCAATAGTACCATTTGCTAAAAAATTAATTTTAAATTTATTTTCTAAAAATGTTACATTTATTTTTAAAGTACTGACATCATTAATTGAATCATACGAATAATCTTCATATGTATCACCAACCAAGTTTTGGTTATTATAAAATATAAATTGAGTAGCATGTAATGAAGCTGGCCATGTTGTTATAATGTTTTCTAATGTTATCCTAACATATTCAGTCATTGAACCAAATAATGCAAAGTTTTTTAAGATTCTATTATCTAAATTTAAAACAGTATCAGTATTTTTAGTTAATAAAGATTGAGCTTCTGATTCTGTTAAATCTAAATCATCTAATGTGATAAAATTAGAATATTTACCAGTTATATAATTTCTATCTAATTTAGGGTCAAGGTTAGTGGTAATATTAAAATTACCCATGGTAAATAAAGACGTACCACCTCTGGTGGCGAATTGTAAACCAACTAAATCTGGATTAAAATCTCTATATTGAACATTACCATAATCATATGTAATTTTCTTAGAATAACCAGCTATTTTTACCTTTTTTGCCATTTTAAATATTATATTTGTGTTATATTATCAAAAGATTTTGAAAAATCAATTGCTGTTCTTTCTTCTCTAACTTCAAACAACGGAGAACCAGTAAATTGGTCTTTAATCTCATAAAGATTGTATTGTTTGTAAATATCATTATTAAAGTTGTAGATAGTGTAAATACCATCTTCAAGACTTTTAGTTTGGTTACCATAAAGTGCGTATGCTAATGTATCAAAATCATGGTCAACCATTTCAACTTCAATCATTATTGGATTAAAAAAGGTATTAGTTATAATAACTTCTTGATTTGGTTGTCCAATAAATGGTAAAGCATTTGGTTTAACGTTAGGTGCGGAAGCTGGTGATACAGTACAAAATGTTAAAGTAGAATTATCATTAAAACGATATCTAATAGCTTTTTGATTTGTATTAGTTAAATTTTGATTGACTGGTTCTGCTCTGTTATTTGACGTAATAATTCTGAAAAAATTACTAATTTTTGAATCGCTCGCTGATGAAGTTGTATTTAAATATTCAATTCTATAACCCACCAAACCATTATTTTCAAATCTATTACTAATAGTACTTGGTAAACCAGAAATATCGAAAATAAGTCCTCTACTATCTGGTAATGCTGATAATACACCAACATCAGTAATCCTAGTTCTAATCTCAATTGGTTTTATTATGATAGTATAATATCCTTTAGATGAAAAATTTTCAACTGGTAATTTTAATGTATACATACCACCAAAAACCTCAAAACCAGTTACATTAGACTGTGTTTTATTTGGGTTATCTATTTTAATCAAAACAGTCGCTGGGTCTAATTTGATTAATTGTGAATTACCTAATCTATCTCTAGAAGGTGTATAATGATAAAAAATCTCAACA